AGGCGTACAAAGCGCTGACCTTTGGCGCGTTTGTGCTGCTTACATTCTCGCCCGCTAACGTAGCGTTACCGCCAAAAAGATTGATTAGCCAGGGCTTAGGGCTTATTACTCCACTAACGCTACGCTTAATACGGTCATACCATGCCATAACACAAAGTTACACAAAAATTATATCTAATTCCTCATAAGTCGACATTCCGGTACTAGCATTGTGAACATAGCCCGCGAGCGCCGTAATAAGGGCAGCGGTGCCGTCTATGCGGTCCGGTGCTTTATCTTTTTGAAAGGTCCAGTTATCATTTTTATCAATGTGCAGGCTGGTGTTAGCGATCATCCAGGCAGTAATGGGGTTACCGTCGTGTGTTATGCCTTTCGTTGTAACCATTCGGTAAAGCAACTTCATAGGCTCATTTACCATAAGGGCAGACTGGCGCACCTCGTAACAAAACTGCTTGCCGTATTTACTGCGTAAACGCTCCACGGTTTCTGCCGCATTCCACGGGTCAAAGAAAATGCCCTCTACTGGGTGCTTGTCTATAATGTTTTCAATCATTGCTATGCGGTGGTCGGTTGTGGTTACCTCACCCTTCACCATGTCTAGCTGGCCATTCTTTATCCAGTTCCGCGCTAGGTTAGGGTACTTTTGCTTTCGCTTTGTCATGGCATGGTCCGTAATTTGGTAATACTGGACCGTATAAAAGCGTTCGCCATTAAAGTAAACTACCGCATAGGCCGTAAAGTCGTTAACGGCTGCAAGGTCAACCCCTAAAAAGCAACGCCATTTATCCACGCCTTTAGGTTTGGGACCTTCACACTTTAGCCACTTACCTAATTCAATGTACGGCTGGGCGCTACCGGCCCACTGGTTAAGGTGCAGCTTGCGTAAACTTAGTAGGGTCGGTTCGTCGTGCTTGGCTGTATTGCTTAATTCCTCTAGGTATTGTAACGTAACCGTTATACCCAGGGACGGGTTAGCCTTCGCCCATACCTTCGGGTCGTGCGGGTCCTCTTCGTCCGTAGCTCCGTAAATGATAGTTAGCCAACTCGGGTCTATGCTTGGCTGCTCCTTTACTCGCTCCGCGTATTCGTGCCACTTGTGGGCGAAGCTGTAAGCGCTGCCTGCCGTAGTAATCGCTACCATTTGGCTAGGGCGTGAAGCCATCGACGTACGCAGGGCTTCCCATAGCTCCGGCCCCTTTACCTCATTCCAGCTGTGTATTTCGTCGCATAAGATAAAAGACGGGTTAAGGCCGTGGTTACTGCCCCCGTCGCTGGTAATGGTCTTTAGGTAGCCGGGCTTGCCCTTTAGCCGTATTTCCTTACGGTAGGGTTCTAATACCTTTTGCAGCTCCGGGTTAAGTAGGATCATGTTACGGACGTAGCCAAACAAGATACCGGCCTGCTCCCTGGTTGCAGCTGCTAGGACTACCTGCGGGTTGGTCCCTTCCTTAAATCCTTTAAGCATGTGAGCTATGGCTAGCATAGCGATAAAAGCGCTCTTACCGTTCTTACGTGGTATTTCTAGCCATACCATGCGCTTACCCTCGGCATCACGTATAAGCTTACGCTGCCATTCCATAAGCTTTACCGGTTGACCGGCTCCGCTGTCCTCGGTTAAGACGCAAAAGCGCTCAATTATACTTTCAGTCCAGGTTAACTGCATCGCCCACAATCTTACGCAGTTTCTCTATTTCGGCGTTTGCCTGCTTTAGTGCTTCCATTGCTGGGTTTTTTCTTAATACTGGTTTGCCTCGGTCGGTTTGTGCTTCCAAGATAGCGCCGTGCTTATCTATGCTGGCCTCGCATTCTGCTTTTATACGTTCCCAGCGTGCTAGTTCCTCAATCATTTGGCTAAAATAGGTTATTTGGGGTATCTTGACCCTTACCCTGGTCAAAGGAAAAGGTGACGGTGGAATTAACCGGGTCAACTTTTGAGATGATACCCCACCCCCGTTCGCCTGCTGTCTTGCGTCCATGACATTGAATACAAAGCACTTGCAAGTTAGCCTCATCGTATACTGCGCCACCTTCAGCGATAGGTCGTATGTGGTCTATGTGTAGCTCACGGTCGAATAGTGGTACTGTCTTGCATGCATCGCATATACCACCACGACGCATAAGTATTGCCTGCCTATACTTGCGCCACTTGGTGCTGGAATATAGTGGGTTGTTTGCCACTATGCGCTTGGCTTGGCTCTTGTGTTTTAAATAATTCGGCATTAACTACATTAACTACATTAACTACTTTTTACAAAAACACTTCTACACTACTATACACTATACCTATATATAAACTTATATAAAAGTAGTAGTTAGTAGTTAATCCTTAGAAGGGTTGGGCGTTAGGGTTTATAGGTGCTAAGGCCTTAACCATACGTACGTTATCCCCTCCCGTGTGAATCATTAGTTTAAGCCCTAAAGCATTAACTACTCCGCGTATCTTGTTACGTGCAAAGGGCCTATTTGACGTTTCTAGGCAGTAACTTGTATAGCCTCGGTAAAAGTCCGTAAAGGTCATTTCCTGCCCTTCGTACATGCTTAGGGTTTCGTCGTGCCAGCTTTGTAGGCTGTTTATAGCACGCCTAAACTCCTGCAATTCTACCACGTTGCTAGGCACTATGGTAAAGCTTCGGTTAGCCTTTAGCCTTAGTAAGCCGTTATATGCCCATTGTATAATGCCTGGCATTTCCTTGGTTAGCTCCTTTGCTAGGCTCCAGTCCTCACGACCTACAAAGCTGTTATTAAGGCTTATTACCATCAATCGCCTAAATACGCCGTTACTTATGTCGTCAACCATAGGCAGCCCGTTGGTCGCAAATGCAAATTTTGCATAAGGTGTAAAGTCGAAAGGCTTTTTATACTTTGGGTTGGCCGTCAATACCTCGCCTGCAACAGCCTTTTTAAAGCCCGTAGTGCCCGTACTGTCTTTATAGCTTATCTCGGTGGCTATGTTGAGCCAACTGCCCGCTAATCGCTCTAAATTGCGCTGCTCGTTTAGTTCGTGCCATTCTAAGCGCGTGCAGTATGGTACCATAGCTGCCAGCACCTCTAATAGCACGCTCTTACCATTGCCGCCGTCGCCGTACAATACCAGGGCCTTATGTAGGTTTAGGCCACGATCTAGGCAATAGCCGAACCACTCTTGAATTAACAGCGTCTTTTGGTGTGCGTCTTCGTCCCCTTTAAACACTTGACCGAGAAAGTCAAGCCATTTGACCGGAAAAGCCAGCTGGTCGAACTCGTACGGTATGCACTCGGTTACTTTGTGCGGGACCTTATACTTCGGGTTCGTAACAAATTTACCCGCCTTAATGTATCCGTTAAGAAACGGTATTATATCTAAGTTATCCGGGTTAGCCGCTAGTTTCTGCGCTAAATACTCTATAATATACGTGGTTTTAGCCTGCGTGCCTTTGGCCTTTAGCATGTCAAAGCATAAAATGCCTAGCTCCTCGCGGGTCAGTTCCTTATATTCGTTTTTCTCGGCGACAAAAAAACGGCCCTTGTTGTAAAAGCCGTTTAAGTCGTTTAATTGCTGCTCTAGCCATAGCGCCGCTGCGTATGGATCCGTTAGTCCGTCAATCGCTTCCATTTGTCAAAATTTATCTCCCAGGTTAATAAATCAAAATCTTCTCCAAGCTCCCAAAGTAGCTTCTCTCGTTCTAAGTTCTTAGCCCAAAACATAGTGTTTGCGTGGTGCTTGCTGCGCGTAACGTAAAGCGCCAGCCTTTGTAAAAGCTCGGCCTGGTAGTATAGTTCGTCTAGTTCTGCCTCAACAGCTGCCACTTCTTTGCGTAGGTTACGCATGTCGAAGCCTTTAGCTTCGCTTCGGTCTAGGTACGCTTTTATCCCTTTCATAACTAACTAATTCTAGTGTTCCTGGCAAGTCAGCCATAAAGCTTCTAAGCTGCCCTACGCTATTAAATTTAAGCTCCATTTTGTTAAGCTCACGGGTCGCTCGGTGGCGTATGTAAATTATGTAATTCATCACTTTGCGGTCGCATTTTGCGGCTTAGTAAATTCGTGAGCGTTATCTAACCCCTGGACTATATTATAGTTTTTTTTAAAGAGCAAAAAGGCATCTTCCCAGCCGCGCTTGTATGCCTCGTTCAAGGCTTCGTCTATTTCGTGCTTATCCATGTTTGTTATATTATACGTTCGTTTTTTAGCATCTGCGCTATTTCGGTAGCATCTTCTACGCTCATAACCACCAGTGTGGTTTTGCGGTTGCGCTTCCATAAAAGCACGTTATACATGCCAGGGGTGCTAGGCATGTGTTCAAGCACCGCGTGTGGATCTAGCCCACGCTCTACATGCTTGCACTGTATGTAAAAAGGGTAAGTTTCTACTAGGTCTACTCCCTGGCCGTCTAGCCATTTGTTCATTAAACGGCTGGTCTGCACGTTAGGAAAAAGCGGCCGTAACATTCTAGCTACGGCCACCTCGAACCTATTACCTTTTTGCTTGACGTTCACCGGTCGAAAGGGTCTAAGTCATTTGCGTAATCGCTGCATATTCGGTAAACTTTAAAGTACAGTTCGTCCGGAATCTTTACAGCGTAACCCGCTATAAATAAAGTAACGCGGTTTACTACCATACGGCAGCCGTCCTCGTCGCAGTCGCGCACGTACTCTACAACTAGATTCTCCTCTAGGTTCAAGTCGCCAAAGTTGTACTCCTCAATCATTTTCTTTGACTTTCGTACCAGTGTAGCCAGGTCTTAATTTTAAGTAGTTGCTTTTGCTGGCCCCAAAGCTCGCTCTGCTCCTCTAGGACTGCCTCTTGCATTTTATGGCGTATTAACGACAGCTGGCCCTCAATGAAAGCGCCAAGCTCTACGCATACCGGGGTTTCAAAATTGCTCATGTGCGGTAACCATTTCGTCGTACAAATACTTAGCAACTAGGTAAACCTCTTGTAAGGTCTTGGTGGGGTCTGCGTTTAAACGCTCCATAGCCATTTTAAAGGCCACTTGAATTAAAATGCTACGGTCCTTACCTCCTGCATTATTTGCGGGAGCTTGTGCCATAGTTAATACTTGCCCGTTAAAAGGGGCAGGCGCTACTTGCTGCATGTACTCACTTACGATTTTGCCCTGGGGCGTACCGTTGCGGTCCGTCTTGCCGGTTAGTTCGTAGTTAATAGACTGACCGTTCGTAAAAGCGTCTGCCTTTTTAGAATTTACCTTAAAGTGGTCGCCGTTAGCCATGCGTAGCTCGTAAGCGTACATTAAACCGTAGGCGCTCTGCCATGTTCCGTCCCCGGTGGCGTGCTGTATTGTGCTAGTTTTCATTGATTAAACGGTATATAATTATTACAAACATTAAAACGCTCCCAGTAACGGAAACGAAAGCCGCAAGGGGTAAGCCCACGCGATCTATCCAATTTAAAAATCTATTTGCCATTTTGTGTTAGTGTTGGTTAACACGGCAATAGTAATAATAAAAATCTTAACTGCGAAATTTATTTTCGTTTAAGATTTGTGGAGTAACGTCCAGCGTTAAGGCTTTGTGCGTTCTGCGTAAGTAAAAATTCACGGTTACGCATCCTATTGGCTTGGGCGGTGCGCCACGTTCTACGTGCCAGCCAAAGGCCCCGTCGCCGTATTCGTCCTTATAGGTCCCGGTACGTAAATGCAGTACTTCCTTTAAAATAGGCATACGATGACCGTCTAGCCCTGCCTTGGTTTGGTACATTGCGTACAGCTCGTGAACGTGCCCCATCCATACGCAGTCGGCACCTTCTATGTCCGCCATTTTACGCTGGTGCTGTATGGTTCCTTTTGTTACTGCTCCGCCGCCACCGCTTCCGTGGTAATAGTGTATAGCGTAGGACTTGCGGCTGGTCTGCCTTGCAAATTGTACTGTAAGCCACCCACCATAGCCCCCAACGGTAATAGGTATGGCGGGTTTGTAAGTGTAATTGAATAGGTCGGCAAAGCGCTGGAGTGGGTCGGTTTCCACGTTTTTAATAATTGCGGTTTCGTGGTTTCCATAGGC